GCTTTAAAATGACCATACAGCAATTTGTAGACTGGGTAACAGAGGTCTGGACATCAATTAAAGACTTTTTCGCCGGAATATGGCAAGGCATAAAAGATGTATTTGCCGTCGTGGCAGAATGGTTTACGGGAATTTTCCAAGCAGCTTGGGACGGTATTTTGTCTGTCTGGAATGCCGTTATAGGTTGGTTCTCAAATCTGTGGACAGGAATCAAAGACATTTTTTCTGCAGTAGGAAGTTGGTTTGGAGATATATTTACAACTGCGTGGACAAATATAAAATCGGCGTTTTCGGCTACAGCACAATTTTTCAGGGATTTGTGGACTGCAATAAAATCACCGTTTATTAAGGTAGCTGATTGGTTTAAAGATATATTTTCAAAGGCTTGGCAAGCAGTTAAGGACGTATTTTCGACTGGTGGCAAAATTTTTGACGGTATCAAAGAGGGTATAACAGGAGTATTCACAACGGTTGTAAACGGCATAATTGGCGGAATAAATAAAGTTATTTCTACTCCACTGGATTTTCTTAATGGCATACTTAATGATATTCGTGATATTGAAATAGCAGGCTTTACACCATTTGATGAGTTTTGGGACTATGACCCTATACCAGTTCCTCAGATTCCAATGCTCGCCACCGGCGCGGTAATTCCGCCGAACTCCGAGTTTCTTGCGGTTCTCGGCGACCAGAAACGCGGCACAAACATCGAAGCTCCGCTGGATACGATCAAGCAGGCTTTGTTTGAGGCGCTTGCTGTTTACGGCGGAGCTGTAGGCAATCAGAAAATAAGCGTAACGATACCAATCGAAGTAAAGGGCAGAGTGCTGTCACAGATCGTTATTGACGATATAAATGATTTTATCAAGCGCAACGGCAAATCGCCGATAAAAGTATAGGAGGGATACTATGAAATCAAATGGATTGAAATTTGAAGAAGAAACGGTAGCCACTCCTGCTGAAATTACTTTTTGTAACAATAAAATCTGGTCGGGCAATGCAGGGCGCACCGCTAATTGTCTTATGGTCGGAGACATCAGGGCTATAAAGAAAACGGTCACTATTAAATGGTATCATCTCACAGGCGAGCAGACTGCACAGATAAATAAGTATATCTCAAATGTTGATAGCCCATTTTTTAACGCCACACTTTTGGACGAGACTTTTAATGAAATCAAAATAAGGGTCTATGCAGGAGATCCAAGCTATGAAATATTCGGCTGGGACGAAAAGCGGCAGTTTTGCAAAGGCGTTGCTGTTGACCTTATCATGCAGTAGGAGGCGGATATATGTATACAACAAGTACAACCGTCTCCTCACGCATCGAAAGCTACTGCCGCACATGGCGTATGTGGCTTGAAAACGACGAGAGCGTAATAATGGGGGACAACATAATGTCCGCTACCAGTGACGTGCAGTCAACGAGCCTCAGTGACGACATAGAGCTTGGTGCAGTGTGCTCACAGTCTTGGGCATTACAGATAAACGATGCTGAAACACGTTTCCTCGGCAAAGAGTATGACCTGTCCCTGTACCTTGCAGACCTCACAGGCGTGACCACCTACTCCACCCTAGAAGCCTACACCTACGCAGAACTTTCAAAGCTGACAGTGGAGCAGATAAGCAAGCTTGGAGAGGTGCTTAACGGAGAGAGAATACCTCTGGGGCGGTTCACCTGCGTGAAATCGAAAAAGTCGGGCGGAAATACTGAGGTCACTTTTGCGGATAGGCTTTACTTCTCCGACAAGACCTATGTGCCAAAGGTCAAGCTACCTGCGTGGTCAAAGGCTGTCGAGGACGACATATGCAAGCAGCTTGGACTGCAAAACGGCAACGACTACACCATCCCTGCAAAGCTCCGTGTAAAGGGCGGTGCAAGGCTTTACGGCAAGGGTCACATAAGGCTGAAAACTGCAAACTTCGACTTCAAAATAAGCTCTATACCCAAAGACACCACAATGCGGCAGATGCTCAGTTACATAGCTTCGGCACAAGGCGAGTTCGGTTTTGTTGACCGATACGGCAGATACGTCCGCAAATGGTACGGCTCGAGCGTGAAGATACTGGACAACAACACTATCGACCTGCCAACACTGGGAGAACGTCCGAATGTTTTGGCAGGCATTGTCTGTAAGGTCAGCGACAGCGAAACTCTGCGGCTGGGCAATACCACAGGCTCGGCAGGGCGTGTGCTGGAGTTTGAAAATCCGTATATGACAATGTCGCTGCTGCGGTCATTGTGGCATAGGATAGGCGGCTTTTCCTGGTATACAACGGAGCTTTTTCACCGCCTTGGCGACCCACGATTTGACGTCGGGGACGTTGTGACATACGTCAGCGAAAGCGGCGAAAGCTACGATATACCAATAACTAACATAGGATTCAATTTTGACGGCGGACTTTCAGCCGATATTTCTGCGGTGGGTCTGTCGGTGGAAGAACAGCTTTAGGAGGCGAGATTATGGACGAGAACGAGATAACAACTGTAGCTGATACGCAGGCGGAGAATACTGCCGATACAGCGGACACAGGTCAGACAACGCCCACCACCGAGGAGCTTATCCAGCAGCTCACGGCGAGGGTGGCAGCACTTGAAGAAATAGTCGGCGAGGACGAATACGAGCTGAGATACTCAGGAGAGCAGACGGACGAGCTTTTAGACGGCGGTACAGCGGTGTTTCGTGCAAAGACAGCGGCGCAGATAGTAAGTCTTGTGAACAGGCTCTACCCACTGTATATGCGGTGGGGGTCTTTCACGGTGAATATGAAGGTCAACGCCGACAACGGCTCACAGTGGTCATACAATACACGCACAGGAATGATACCCTCGGGGGTCACTAACCCTGCGGTGTTTATGGTGTGCGACTGGGGCAAAAAGCACTTCAAGTCGCAGAGTTTTCAATACAAAGTCGCAAGCAACGGCAGGGACATCGACTGGGAGGCATACCTTGAACACACCTCAGACCAGGGAGGAACATACGCTTTCAAGGTGTACTATCTCATAGTTGGCAAAAATGCGGAAGGGGGAAGTATAGTTGGCTAGTTTCACGGAAAATCTCGGGCTTAAAAAGCCTGACAGAACGGACAAGTTCAGCATCGAGGACTTCAACGGCAATATGGATATTATCGACACTATACCCGATATGGCGAGCGGACAGAGCCTTGTGGGGGTGTCGGTGGGAGAAGCATACGGAAACATAGGTATAACAGGCATAGCGGAGGCGGTCGAAGATGAAAATATATGAGGGAACAGACGGACTGAGAGGGCTGATAACAAAGCTTATCGAGGTGTGGGACTTTAAAAAGATAGTCTATGAGGGCGAGGGTGCAACACTCAGCACGAATGATGTTGTATTCAATCTGTGGGTCACTGATGAGGTGTTTCTGCGTGGTCAATTCAGCGACACGGGAACAAACGGCTGGATTGACCTGCGAACGGAAGATTTGACTTGTCCATGTGTTGGAACTTATAGCAACATCTCTCCAAAAAGGCGTTGGGTCATATACAAACAGGACGGCTTGGCAGCCATAGGCATTGACGGCAATCAGAATGACCGCCCAGGCATTAACATCGTTATCGGCGAGGTAACAGACTATGAAACGCAGGAAAAGGGGTACGGCTTGGCAACAAGCTGTGCAGACAACAACATACGGTTATGTTCTGTATTTACTGACGGAATGACGATAAAGTCTGTGCCTGTCAGACCTGTGTGTCGGCGCAAGTGGCTGACCTCTTTCACACCTGTGACATCGTCGACTTTGAACAAAGGCTTTACAAACCTTTATCACATTCTTTCACACACATCGGGGCAGAATGACAGCGACCACTATCCTGATTATGCAGTGCCCACGCAGACAGTGCTGCTTAACGGCAAGAAATATCTGTTAAGCAGATTTGCTTTTGAGATAAAGGAGTGAGCAAGATATGAAACAGAAATTTGCAAAGCTTATAGACGTCAAGTCTATCGTGACGATATTGTTGACAGCGGTGTTTTGCGTGCTGGCACTGCGCCGCACGATTTCAGCAGAGCAGTTCATCACGGTGTTTACTGTGGTGATATCGTTCTATTTCGGCACGCAGTATCAGAAAAACTATAAAAATAACAAGGAGGATAATTATCATGGCAGCGACAATTAAAGGCATTGATGTTTCTATGTATCAGACAAACGTAGATTTCGCAAAGGTCAAAGCGGCGGGCTACAGTTTTGTTATTATCAGATGCAATAACTGGGATCACACGAAGAACTGTGTAGTAAAAGACCCGCTTTTTGAAACGCATTACAAAAATGCAAAGGCAGCTGGGCTTGACGTCGGTGCATATTACTATACATGGCAGACAACGGTATCCGGTGCGAAACAGGACGCAGTTCTTTGTCTCGATTACATCAAGGGCAAAACTTTTGAATACCCGATTTACTTTGATCTGGAGTGGCAGAAAGCTTTTGCACGCGGTAAAACGGTATGCTCCGACATGGTAAAAACTTTTTGCACTGCGCTGGAGGAAGCAGGCTACTTCGCAGGTCTGTATATCAGCCGCAGTCCGCTCCAGACTTACATAACAAATGATGTCGCAAGACGCTATGCACTGTGGATTGCAGAATACAACAGCAAGTGCAACTACGGCGGCACATACGGTATGTGGCAGTACAGTTCAACGGGCAAGGTCAGCGGTGTTTCCGTGCCGGTAGACATGGATTACTGCTATGTGGATTACCCATCTGTGATAAAGGCTAAGGGGCTTAACGGGTTTAAGGCTACTAACACAAGCACGTCTAAGGTACTTGACAGTTCGGGCTTTAAGAAAGGTGATAAATCCGATGGAGTTCTTGCACTGAAACAGCTCCTTATGCTGGCAGGGTACAAACTTGACAACAACGGCACGTTCGGAGACGGTACCCTAAAGGCGGTCAATGCTCTGTTGAAAAAGTGGGGCTATACTCAGAACGGTATTGCGGGGACTAAATTTATTAAAAAGCTGTCTGCAACGATAAAGTAAAGGAGTAGCTTATGGATACAAAAGAAACATCATACAGCCAAATGGTGACAGTCACTAGGCTTAATTACAGGAGCGATTGCAACTTCACCGCCGGAACGATCGTTGGCGTTCTCGAAGATAATACTCCGGTAAAAGTCGCTGATGATTTTTATGAATTTCATCACGGTCACTACTGGAGAAAAATCAAGCTTGGTCGCAAGCATTATTATGTTGTTGCTGATTGGCTTAAAAAGATTTAAAAGTAACAGCTCCGGGCAATCCGCTCGGAGCTGTATACTATATTAAAAGGAGGTCATATTTATGAAAAGTCCAATACCATGGATTGGTGGAAAGAGCCAGCTTAAAAGTAAGATCATCAAGTCTTTCCCGCCTACTGAAAGCTACAACAGATTTATCGATGTATTCGGCGGAGGCGGGTCTATACTTTTTGCAAAAGGCAAACACGCTGATCTAGAGATCTATAATGACGCCAACAGTGATTTGGTCAACTTTTTCAGATGCTTAAAATATCATTCTGATGAGCTTAAAAAGGAGATAAAATACTATTTAAACAGCCGGGAAATGTTCCTTGACTGCCGTGAGCGCATATCTGTAACCGGATTTACAGACATTCAGCGGGCTGCTATGTTCTATGTGCTTGTCAAGACAGGCTTCGGAGCAAGTCTGAGAACGTTCGGCTGCAACAAAAAGCGGCTTAACACAGATAATTTCGCAGATATCGAGGCAAGACTGGATGGAGTAGTGATCGAAAACAAAGATTTTGAGGATCTTATCAAGGTATACGACCGTGAGAAAGCTTTATTCTACTGCGACCCTCCATACCACAAGACAGAGCGGCATTACACTGTTAAATTTACCGAGGATGACCATGAGCGGCTCTGCAGAGTTCTTCACCAGATCAAGGGCAGATTTGTACTGTCGTACAACGATGACAAGTATGTGAGAGACCTGTATAAAGACTACAATATTCAGGCGGTCACCCGCAATAACAGTCTTTCATCAGGTGATTTCAAAGAGGTAATAATCACAAATTTCTAGTATTTTTTTTAGAGAATAAATAACGGATTTCGTTATTTATGTTGTAAAAAACATACCGGAGGTAATCATGAGAGTAAAATTAAGGGCTTTGCTTAATTCCAGGGGCATTACTCAGGCTGAACTTGCGCAGGCGACAGGCATCAGACCGTCCACAATCTCACAGCTTTGCAATAACATCGCTGTCGGTTTCAAATTTTCACATCTTGAGCTGATTTGCAGATTTTTAAAATGCGATTT